CAAAGCTATTTTAGAAATCCATCATTTCTCAAAACTGTTACACCAGTAACACATAAAATACAATACTTATGGTTGCTTTCGCACAGAAGAAATGATGATAAAAACCCATTTATTAACAGAGACTTTTTTAAGTTAAAAGAAATAGATGGTATAAAAAGTAACCCATTTATAAGTATTGACAAAGATAAGATAAATTTTATCTTAGAAAATACCTACACACAAAGAACATAGTTCAACAAGAAAGGAAACACTATTATGGTATCATGGGACAAAGCTAAAGGAAACGCCGGAGGTGGCGGTGGCGGACAACGCCGAGAAATTGAGAGACTAACTCTCCCAGTCGGAGAAACAAAGATTCGACTAATTGGAGAAGTTATGCCTCGTTATGTATATTGGGTAGTAACCACAGAAGGCAAAAAGATGCCTGTTGAGTGCTTACGTTTTGATCGTCAGAAGGAAACTTTTAATGAGTCAAATAAAGACCCAATGACAGAAATTGACGAAGAGATTTATGCTGATAAACCCCAATTTGCGTATGTTTGTAATGTAATTGATCGTGCAGACAATAAGATTAAGATTTTTGATCTTCGCTCTACGATTTACAAGCAGATTGTAGACTATGCTACAAATCCTGATTACGGTAATCCAGCAGATGATAGTACAGGATATGATATTACTATTAAGAAGGAAAAGACAGGACCTCTACCACAGAATGTTAAATATTCTGTAATTCCTGCTCGTAATAATTCTGCTCTTACAGATTCAGATAAGGGCCTAGAGCTTTTTGAACTTGATAAGATTTACAAGCGTCAATCTTATGAAGAGCAAAAACAGTGGCTTCTTCAAAATACGGCTTATTTTGCTGAAGAAGCTTCTGATGAATTTAAGCCAGAAGCAGTAGAGGATCTCGACTAAATGGCAAAAAAGTCACTAAGTGATTTTACTACAGTAGAAGCAGAGGAAAATTCTGCTCCTACTGGGGCCTTATTAGTAGGCCCAGAAGGTCAGACACAAGTTGACCTACAAAAACTAAGAGAAACCTGTTCTGTATTTTTTGCTACACCTTGCTATGGTGGTATGATTACAGACCAGTACTTTTTAAGTATTTTTAAAGCATCTCAAGAATTAGTAAGGCATAATATTACCTTCCGACTAACAACCCTTAGAAACGAAAGCCTTGTTACACGAGCTAGAAACATTCTTACTGCAATGTTTTTAGATTCTGGTGCTAGTCACCTATTTTTTATTGATGCTGATATAGAATTTGAACAAGACGCAATTATTAGAATGTTAGCTATGGATAAGCCTATTATCGCAGCAGCATATCCTAAAAAAGCTCTACCAATTCAATATGCTATGAATTTCAAGTATATTGATCCTGTAAAACAACAAATCAGAGTAGAAAACGGGGCAGTAGAAGTTTGGGACGCATCTACAGGATTCTTCTGTATTAAACGTGAAGTTTTCGAAAAAATGATGGTTGAATATCCACACCTTCATTATAAGAATGATAGTAATATTGACCCTAAACTACAAAAATATTGCTATGCATTTTTTGATACAATGATTGATGAAGATGAAAATGGTGACAATCGTTATCTATCAGAAGATTATACTTTCTGTCGTCTTTGGCAAAAGATGGGAGGAGAAATTTGGATGGACCCTAATACTAAACTAAATCACGTAGGATCATATACTTTTGAAGGTGATTTAGGTAAAATTATTAATATGAAGAGGTAATCAGTGAAACGTATTCTACTATTAGGAAGTGGTGAATTAGGTAAAGAAGTTGTTATTAGTGCTAAAAGACTAGGAATGCATGTAGTAGCTTGCGATAACTACTTCGGAGCACCTGCTATGTCAGTAGCAGATCATGATGTTACTTTTGATATGCTTGATGCAAAACAACTTGAACGTGTTATAGATAAATATAAACCTGATTATATTGTTCCTGAAATAGAGGCTATTGCTACAGAAGTTTTACTAAAGAAAGAAGCAGAAGGATACACAGTAGTACCCTCTGCTAAAGCTGTAAACCTTACAATGAATCGTGATAAAATTAGAGATCGGGCAGCGGAGCTAGGCATTCGTACTGCCCGATTTTCTTATGCAGAGTCTTTAGCTTCTTTATATTCTATTGCAGATGAAATTGGATACCCTTGTGTAATAAAACCAGTAATGAGTTCGAGTGGTAAGGGACAGTCGATAGCAAACTCTGTAGAAGACCTAGCTTCTTCTTGGCAATATGCTGTGGATAATATGAGAGGAGACAGAGAAAAAGTAATCATAGAAGAGTTTATTAAATTTGATTATGAAATCACTCTTCTCACAATTAAACAACAAAATGGTCCTACTTTATTTTGTCCTCCTATTGGGCACCACCAAGAAAGTGGTGATTATAAACATAGCTGGCAACCTGCTACAGAAGAAACTTTTACAGGACATATTATTGAATCAGATGCTAGACAAATTGCAAAAACTATAACAGACGATTTAGGAGGTTCTGGCATATTTGGAGTAGAGTTTTTTGTAATAACTTCTTCAGATAGACCAGAAGTTATATTTAGTGAATTAAGTCCTCGTCCACACGATACAGGTATGATCACTATGATATCTCAAGAATTATCAGAATTTGATCTACATGTTAGGGCATTTACTGGACTTCCTATACCAGAAATTAAAGTTAGACCTAATAAAAATAAATGGGCAAGTGCTACTATTAATATTCCATCTGATACTAAATCAGGGTTAGTTTATGATCTAGAAGGTATTGAAGAAGCATTGGAACTGGGATGTGATATTAGAATCTTTGGAAAACCAAGTACAAAACCTAATAGAAGAGTAGGAGTGTTACTGTCTAATAATTTAGATACAGCACTAGAGGCTCAGAAGTTAGTCAAAATCAAGACGCAAGTGTGACGTCTTAGGAAAGTAGCGCACTCCGTGCGCCCGGCTGTGTCTCTCCGAGACAACGTGAATGAACATCTTAGGTCAGCGCTGTCCAACAGCTGTTCACCTGCGGTGGTATTTATTCACTAATTATGCACATAGAATAGCATACTTTTTGCCTTTCGGCAAGTATATAAAATTAAAATTTTATCGTTGCTCTTTCTGGTGCAACGCTGTCATAAAACTGTAACAAAACTGTGATATATTTATAATGAAACTAAAACATATTCATGCTCATATGAAATCTGCTTTTAACTATGCAGAGTGTTCCACAGCCGTCCGTCTTCAGGTCGGCTGTGTTATTGTAAAAGAAGATCGTATTATTAGCATCGGATACAACGGTATGCCAAGTGGTTGGAACAACTGTTGCGAAGACACTGTATTTTTTCAAGGTGGCAAGCAATTAGTAGAGCCTATACTAAAAACAAAACCAGAAGTACTACATGCAGAATCTAATGCTATAGCTAAACTAGCACGATCACCTGAGAGTGGAGAAGGAGCTGTAGCTTTTATTACCCACGCTCCTTGTTTAGATTGTGCAAAACTTTTGTATCAAGCTGGTATCTGTGAAGTATACTACTCTCATAGCTATAGACTCACAGATGGAATAGATTTTTTAAAACAGTGTAAGATTAAAGTTCATCAGGTAGAACTATGAAAAGAGTGATGTTTTCTGCTAAATTAAGTGATGAACTTGCAGAAGAACTCACAGATGCTATAGTAGAGATGCTACAAGAGGAACCTGAGATAGAGATTAAAGATCTATCTCGTAGATTAAAAATAGAGACGATTAATCTTCCCTGGGGAGTTGATTCTCCCTTTGCCTATATATTTAAAGAAGATCAAAAAACCTGGTGTTGTCTCAAACCTCAATATAGAAAGAGAGACTAAAAATGGATGCAGTAACTATTTGGATGGCGATCGGATTTCTCATGGCCGCATATAGTGTTATAGCAAACGATTCAGTCCAAACGCTTGGAACTTGGATTGCATCAAATAACGAACGATTCCACTGGACAGTTTTATGGACCGCCTCTTCGGCGGTTTTGCTTTGGGCGCTATGGTTCGGTTGGTATATCAATGGAGGCGACATTTCATATGGTCGCCTAACTAAGATACCTTTCCAAGAGGTTCAATGGTATCATGCAGCTGCTCCAGCAATCCTTCTACTTCTAACTCGTGTGGGCGTCCCTGTCTCTACTTCCTTCCTCGTTCTCTCTGCATTTGCATCAACCTTTGTGTTAGAAAAGATGTTGATGAAATCTATCATGGGATATGCTGTAGCAGCTGTCACTGCCTACGCACTTTGGCATATCATTGCTCGATTAATTAATGAAAAGAAGCCTATCGGTGATCACTGGAGTCGCCCATACTGGCGTGTAGCACAGTGGGTAACTACTGGTCTACTTTGGTGGACTTGGTTATCACATGATATGGCAAACATTGCAGTGTTTCTTCCCAGACAAGTTCCGTGGGATTTAATGATTATCATTTCAATCATCTTTGTCGCAGGACTAGGATGGATGTTTATGGAACGTGGAGGTAAGATTCAAAATATTGTGTTAGAAAAATCTACAACACGATATATTAGATCAGCTACGTTAATTGATTTAGCGTATTTTGTTATTCTCTACTTCTTCAAAGAACTCAATAATATTCCAATGTCAACCACATGGGTATTCGTTGGTCTACTGACAGGACGAGAACTAGCAATTGCTTCTGTATATAATACTAAGATGAAACAAATCTTTCCTTTAGTCACTCGTGATTTTATGAAAATGATGATTGGTCTTGGTGCTTCAGTAGGCATTGTACTATTAATTCATTATGTAATTGTACCTAACGGTTACTAGAATTTAAATTTAAATAGTTCTGGACAATTATGGGATAGTGTAGTAAAATACACTATCCTTAAATTTTTGGAGAAGCTAGATTGAAAATTTTACACAGTGCCGACTGGCATATTAACCTACATAAGAAAAAAGTTCCCGCTAGTTGGAGTGCGAATCGTTTCAGACTTTTCTTTGAAGAGATTCATAAATTAGAAGAAACACATGATGTTCACTTCTTATCTGGTGATATTTTTGATAGAAAACCTGAACCAGATGAAATTTGTTTATTTCTTAGATTCGCAAATGCAGTAAAAATTCCAACCTATATTATCCCAGGAAACCATGAAGCTACGAAGAAAGGCGAAACATTCCTTGAACATTTCCATGAACAACATGCTATTACGAATCCAAACGTGGTTCTTATTACAAAAAATCAACGTGAAACTATACGGGGTCAAAGCGTATATTTCTACCCCTATGGAGAAATGCAAAAAGAAAATCTTCTGGATTTTGAGGGAGATGAAATTCTTGTTACTCATATTCGTGGAGAAGTACCGCCCCATATCACGGCTGAATATGATTTTGAAAAGCTTCGTCCCTGGAAACTCATACTTCTTGGTGACATACATTTTGCTCATCGTTACTTGGATTATCCTGCTTGGTATAGTGGTTCTCCGATGAATGTAAGTTTTGATAGAGATGACTCTAGAGACTATGGAGTTAACTCTATTGATTTTAGATCTATTGATGATTATGAAGTATCTTTTCTACCACTAAAACTTCCAAAGCTAGTAAGAAAGACTCTACAAGTAGGAGAAGAAATGGTTCCTGATAATTTTAATCATGTAATATATGAAGTAACTGGTTCAGTAGATCAACTTGCTAAAGTACAAAACTCAGAACTACTTGATAAAAAGATTGCTCTAAAGCCAACTGAAAACTCAAAACTAGACTTAAAAAATATGAGTCTTATTGAAGAACTTAGAGCATATTTAGAATACACAAAAATTTCAAATACAGAAGAAATTATAAAAGACTTTCAAGACTTAAATATAAATGTTGGAACTTAATAGAGTATATTGGGAATATGATGATAGAAACTGGTGGCGACCAACTCCATACTCTCAAGCAAAAGTAACTTGTCCTAGATATAAAAGATATGGACCTACAATAAGACATGATTTATTTACTCTTGTAGAAAAATTTGTAGAAAAGTATCCTAAATATAACTATTATATAGCTATGAGTGGCGGCATTGATTCTGAAATCACTGCTGAAACTTTTTTTCAATTAGGTGTACCCTTTGAAGCTGTCAGCTTATCGCTATTCGAAGCACAAAATGCACATGACTTAATATATGTAAAACATTTTTGTCAACAAAGAAGTATAAACTATAATTTTATAGATTTAGATTTAACTGATTTTGTAAATAATGTAATACCAAAAGCAGTAGAATTTGGACAGTTTACTAATTCTTTGAGTCAAGTTGCCTTAACATATCTTTTTGAATTTATGGGTGAAAAAGATATTCTTATTTTTTCTGGACATAACCCTGACTTTTGTTTAAAAGGTATAGGATGGTGGGAAGACTCACCAAACTTGGTAAAGTATGCAATAAATACTGATAATAATTTTTTTACTTTTACAAGTTTAGAACCTATTTTTATGCACTATCTAATAAACTACGACCCAAGGCAGCCTGGAGATAAAGATAATACTTTTATATATAACTGTTATCCTAATCTAAAAAAGAGAACAAAAAGAACTGGATGGGAAGTATTAGGGCATATTCAAGATAAATATAAAACACTATTAGACACTCCTGTATTACTAGGAAGTGATACATATGAACAGGTATTTTTAACATGGAAATAACATTAGAATCATTAAAATTTAATAATATGTTTAGCTATGGAAATGATAATGAATTATCAATAAATAGCAATAAAATTACACAACTTACTGCTCCTAATGGAAGCGGTAAATCTACTATTGCATTAATCATACAAGAACTGCTATTTTCTAAAAATATTAAGAATATTAAAAAAGGTGATATTTTAAATAGATACTCTAATGTAAAAGAATGGAACGGATCTATTGAATTTAAAGTAAATGCTAAATCTTATAAAATAGACGTTAAAAGAGTAGGAGCCTCTTCTAAGGTTGCTCTTTATGAAAATGGAACGGATATTTCAGATCACAAAGTCCCTGATACCTACAAAAAAATAGCTTCTATTTTAGGAATGGACTTTGAAGTATTTTCTCAATTAACATATCAAAGCTCAACAGACTTACTAGACTTTATTAAGGCAACTGATACAAACCGTAAAAAATTCTTAATTAACCTCTTTGGATTAGAAAAATATATAGGAATAGGAGATGCTCTTAAAGTATCGCTATCTTCCCTAGAAAAAGATCTTGCTGGTAAAAATGGTGAAATGAAAACTGTTAAAGCTTTCTTAGAAGAGACTCAAATAGGAAGAGCAAAAAACTTAATTGAAGTACCAGAAGTAGATGATAGATTACGTCAAAGTATTGCTAGACTAAAAAACGAACTAGAAGATTACGAAGATCAATGTAAAAAGATTGATAGAAATAATTCCTTAATTGAGGATAGAGATTCTTTAAAATTTGATGTGTCATTAAAATCTCCCAAAATAAATGAGACGCTTTCTGACGAGTTAGAAACCGCAAAAAATGATGTATCAAAGAGAAAAAATCATATCTCTAACGTAAATAAACAACTTAAGGACATAGATACAGCCGATAAATGTTATGTGTGCGGACAGCAAATCGACAATACGCATTCAATGCTTATGAAGGCTAATCTTGAAGAAGATTTATTCTCTTCTAAAAAAGAACTAGAAATTGAAGAACAAAAGTTACAAGAATTACAAAAAACATTAGATGACTATCTTAAACTTGATAAAGAATATAGCAGAAACTTAGCTGCAATTGACAAGTTTGAGAATCTAACTCAAATTATTGATTCATCTCTACCTGTAGAATATCCAGACTATACTCAAATAGAAACAGAAGCAAAGAAATTGTCAAAAACTCTTTTTGAACAAGAAAAAGAAAGAGACTTTGCTATGGAACATAATGAACAAGTTAAGATTCATAATACTAAATTGGAAGCCCTGCAGGAACAAAAACGACAATTTTTAGTTAGACAACAGCTGTTAAATAATGATATAATTTCTTTAACTTCAAAAATTAAAAATATAACAATTTTAAGAAAAGCATTTAGCACAACAGGTATTGTAGCGTTCAAACTTGAAAATCTAACAAAAGAACTTGAAGATACTATTAATAGATATTTATCAGAATTATCTGATGGTAAATTTCAAGTAGTTTTCAGACTAGAAGGCGAAAAACTAAATATTGTTGTAGTTAATGATGGAAAAGAGACTCCTATAGAAACCGTCTCTGGAGGAGAGTTTAGTAGAATACAAACTGCTATTCTTCTTTCTATAAGAAGCCTACTATCTAAAATAGGCGGAAATTATATCAATTTGCTGTTCTTAGATGAAATAACTGGTGTTTTAGATGATGCCGGTAAGGAAAAACTTATTGATATTTTACAAGAGGAAGAGAACTTAAATGTGTTTTTGATATCTCATGATTTTACACATCCTCTAATAGAAAAAGTTTCAATATTAAAAGAAAATAATGTAAGTCACATAGAATAGGAGAAAAATATAGTGTCAAACATAGAGGTAATAAAAAGAGATGGTAATAAAGAGTCTCTTAATCTAGAAAAGTTACATAAGATGACTTTTGAAGCCTGTGATGGATTAAGTGGAGTTTCTGCGTCACAGATTGAAATGAATTCTGGTATTCAAATTTTTGATGGTATTACAACTAAAGATATTCAAGATATTTTAGTTAAAAGTGCTGCTGATCTAATTTCTTTAGACACACCAAACTATCAGTTTGCAGCTGCCAGACTACTTCTTTTTGCGCTTAGAAAAGAAGTAATGGGTCAGTTTGAATATATTTCTTTATCAGAAATGATTAATAGAAATATTAAGCATGGTGTCTATGATAGTACTATACTAGAGTGGTACTCTGCAAAAGAGATTGAAAAACTTGATTCTTATGTTAAACATCAACGTGACTTCGACTTTACATATGCTGGACTACGACAAGTAGTAGATAAATATTTAGTACAAGATCGTTCTAGCGGTCAGATATATGAAACTCCACAATTTATGTATATTATGATTGCTGCAACTATGTTTGCACAATATCCGAAAGAGACTAGATTATCCTATGTTAAAAAATACTATGATGCTATTTCTACATTTAAAATTAATATCCCAACTCCTGTTATGGCAGGCGTTCGCACTCCTATCAGGCAGTTTGCTTCTTGTGTTCTCGTTGATGCTGATGATACTCTTCAGTCCATATTTAGTTCTGATATGGCTATCGGATACTATACAGCACAAAGAGCTGGAATTGGTATCAACTCTGGAAGAATTAGAGCGATCAATTCGAAAATTAGAGACGGAGAAGTACAACATACAGGGGTCATTCCTTTCCTTAAGAAATTTGAAAGTACAGTTCGTTGTTGTACTCAAAACGGTGTACGCGGAGGCTCTGCGACAGTACATTTTCCTATTTGGCACAGAGAAATCGAAGACATTCTGGTACTAAAAAACAATAAAGGAACTGAAGATAATCGTGTTCGTAAGTTAGACTACTCTATTCAAATTTCTAAGTTATTTTATGAACGTTTTATTGAGGATAAACAAATCTCTTTATTTTCTCCTCACGATGTTCCTGGTCTATATGAGGCTTTTGGCACTGATAAGTTTGATGAACTTTATGAAAAATATGAACGCGCTTATTCAATTCCTAAAAAGAAAGTTAAAGCTCAAGATATATTTATGGCATTATTAAAAGAAAGAGCAGAAACTGGTCGTATCTATATTATGAATCTAGATCATTGTAATTCTCACTCATCTTTTAAAGACAAAGTATATATGTCTAATCTGTGCCAAGAAATTACGTTACCTACGAAACCGATTCAACACATTGATGATAAGAATGGAGAAATTGCTCTTTGTATCTTAAGTGCTCTAAACTTAGGTAAAATTAGTAAGCTAGATGAAATGGAAGAACTTGCTGATATAGCAGTTCGTGCGTTAGACGAACTAATAGATTTTCAAGGATACCCAGTCGATGCTGCAGAAAAGTCTACAAAAGCTAGACGTTCATTAGGTGTAGGATATATCGGAGTAGCACATTACTTAGCTAAGAATAAAGTAAAATATGATTCTCCAGAAGCTTGGCAGCTTATGCATGATACTACAGAAGCATTTCAATATTACTTAATTAAGGCTTCTGTGAATCTTGCTAAAGAAAAAGGAGCTTGTGAGTATTTTAATCGTACAAAGTATTATGATGGTATTTTACCTATTGATACATATAAGAAGGAAGTTGACGCTCTTATTCGTGACCCCTCTTTAAAGTATGATTGGGAAAGATTGAGAGAAGAAATTTGTAGGCATGGAATGAGACACTCTACTCTTACAGCACAAATGCCTTCAGAATCTTCTTCTGTTGTGTCAAACGCTACTAACGGTATTGAGCCTCCACGAGGATACCTATCTGTTAAGAAATCTAAAAAAGGACCTCTGAAACAGATTGTTCCTGGATACTATCATTATAGAAACTATTATACCCTATTATGGGATATGCCAAGTAATGATGGATATATTAACATTGTAGCCGTAATGCAAAAATTCTTTGATCAAGCTATTAGTGGAAACTGGAGTTATAATCCAGAAAATTATGAAGATAATGAGGTTCCGTTATCTGTAATGGCTAAAGATTTATTAAATACTTATAAACTAGGGTGGAAAACTTCTTATTATCAAAATACTTATGATGCTAAGAAAGACGAAGATGAAGAGCCAAAACATAATATTGGCTGGCATGATGAAACAGATTTACCAAAATTAGAAGACCCAGAAGATTGTGAAAGCTGCACTATATGAAAAAGATAATATTTTTTAACGGACCTCCTAGATGTGGTAAAGATACTGCATCTAACGGTCTCCTATCTCATTATGAAAAATCAGAAAATATTAAGTTTTCAGAGTCTTTAAAATCTTCTTTGCCTAAGTTTTTTGGTATTTCCGATGACTATGTAAGTGCCCTAGAAAATCATAAAGAGTTTCCTCTCGAAATTTTATTAGGCAAAACTTGGAGAGAGGTGCAGATCTCTTTATCTGAGTATTGGGCTAAACCAATATTCGGTAAAGATGTATTTGGTAGAATAGCATCTAATAGAATAAAACACTCTAATAATGAAATTTTTTTTATTAGTGATAGCGGATTCTATGAAGAAGCCCATACTTTAGTAGAAGATTTTGGAGTAAAAAATTGTTTACTAATAAGAGTAAAGCGAGAAGGTTACGATTTTTCGTCAGATAGTAGAAGTTACTGGAATAATATTGATGACATTTATGAAACAGCAGTGTATAATAATAAAGATATAAATTCTTTAATAGAAACATGTATTAAAGAAATAAATAGGTGGCTAAATAATGACAACAGTTTTTAATAAGAATAAAATAGATTTTACTAAACAGCCTATGTTCTTTGGAGAAGAGTTAAATTCTCAAAGATACGATGCTTTTAAGTATCCAATTTTTGATAAGCTAACGCAAAGTCAGCTTGGATATTTTTGGCGCCCAGAAGAAGTATCTCTTCAAAAAGATCGTAATGATTATAATGAACTTAGAGAAGAACAAAAATTTATTTTTACTTCTAATCTAAAATATCAAACGCTGTTAGATTCTGTTCAAGGTAGAGGACCTGCGCTAGCTTTTATACCTTTCTGTACTCTTCCAGAACTAGAAGCTTGTATGATTACTTGGGACTTTTTTGAGACTATCCATAGTCGTTCATATACGCATATAATGAAAAATGTGTATTCTAATCCTAGTGAAGTATTTGATACTATTCTAGATGACCCTATGATTATTGAAAGAGCTGAAAGCGTAACTAAAACCTACGATGATTTTATTGAGTATGGAAACCGTTTTAAGCTTGGATTAGTAAATGATACTAGAGAACTTAAAAAGAGGCTCTGGTTAGCTTTAATTAATGTTAATATACTAGAAGGAATTAGATTTTATGTAAGTTTTGCTTGTACTTTTGCCTTTGGCGAACTAAAACTGATGGAAGGTAGTGCTAAAATTATTTCGCTGATTGCTAGAGATGAATCTCAGCACCTTGCTATTACTCAGCATATTATTAAAAACTATCGTGCTGCTGAAGGTGATTCAGAGATGCGAGAAGTTATTAAAGAATGCACTCCTACTGTTTATCAGATGTATAAAGATGCAGTTGCGGAAGAAAAACGTTGGGCTGAGTATCTTTTTGAACATGGTTCAATGGTAGGACTAAACGCAAAACTTTTATCAGATTATGTAGAGTGGGTTGCCAATAAACGTATGAAAGCTATTGGATTAGAAGCAATATTTAGTCAGAAAACTAATAATAACCCACTTCCTTGGACACAACATTGGCTAAATTCAAGAGAACTTCAAAATGCTCCTCAAGAGACAGAAATTGAATCCTACATAGTAGGAGGAATTAAACAAGACATTAATAAAAATACCTTTGAAGGATTTAAACTATGAGTAAAAATATTATATGGTCAAAAGACGATTGCATTTTTTGTCAAAAAGCAAAGTATGAATTAGAGTCAAGAAGCATTCCTTATGAAGAAAGAAAATTAGGAGATGGTTGGACAAAAGAACAGTTACTAGAAATAGTGCCGGATGCTAAAACTGTACCTCAAATATTCATGTGGGGTAAATATGTAGGAGGGTATACAGACCTACAAAATTACATTGAGAATCATGGAATGAACGTTGGCTAGCCGTAGTAAAATAAAAGGCTCTGCTTATGAGGCTAAGATTAGAGATTTATTAACAAAAGAGCTTAAAATAGAATTTAAACGTATGCCTCTCAGTGGTGCTATTGAATACCTAAAAGGTGATCTATGGACTCCCCATGACACAGCTGCTTGGCCTTATTGTATAGAATGTAAACACTATGCAGAAGTAAACTGGAACGGACTTTTAACCGCTACATCTTCTGATTTATTAAACTTTTGGAGACAAGCTGTTAGAGAAGCAGAAGTCATGAAAAAGAAACCTCTTGTTATTTACAGGTGGAATCGTTCTAAAGATTATATTTGTTGGAATGATGAGATAGAGTTAGAGAATCAAATTCACTGTCAAGTCTTTGATTGTAACTTTAAAATGGGATTACTCCAAGACTGGTTAAAAGTTTACAAAAAGATTGCTAAATGACTGAAATTGTTATATAATATATTATAACTTAAAACAGAAAGAAATAAAAATGAATACAAAAACTTGGGATGACTTAGCGGAGGTTGAGAACATTAAATCTCAGCCTAAGTCTCTACTTCTTATTGACGGTAATAATCTAGCCTACCGTTGGTTACACCGTAAAAACTACAATTCTTTTCAAGATGATTATCTCCGAACACTAGAAAGCTTATCAGGAAGTTATAATGCAGAAAAAACTATTGTATGTTTTGATTTTGGTAAAAGTTATTATAGAATGGATTTGCTTGATTCTTACAAAGGAAATAGATCTAAACCTAAAGAGGAAGAAGAACAAAAACATTACGAAGAGTTTTTTGCCTGTCTCAATGATATCCCAGAAATGTTACCTTATCAATCTCTAAAATTTAGAGGATTAGAGGCGGATGATATTATAACTTTCTTAGTTATGAATTTATCTGATAGATACGAACATACTTGGATCGTAACAAGTGACCGAGATATGTATCAACTACTATCTGATAAGGTAAGTATCTTCAATATATTTTCACGAAAAGAAATTGACTTAGGAAGTTTCTATGAGACTTATGAACTAGAACCTACTCAATACCTATTCTCTCGTATTTTAGAGGGTGATAAAAGCGATAATATTATAGGAGTGGAAGGTGTAGGACCTAAAAGAGCACAACAGTTAGCTAAGGAGTATGAATCTTTAACTGCTTTATTAAGTGACCTACCTCTTAAAGGAAAATCTAAATACATTCAAAATATTAATCAAAGTAAGGATAAACTACTTCAGAACGAACAACTTATTTCATTAAAAAAATATAATAAATCTGTAGTTCAGGCAGCTAAAGATGGTCAAGAAGTATGGGAGACGCTATGCGAGATGGTGAACAACTGGTAGTTTTATATGAAATATCTAGTTTAGCACAAGAAATAAGTAAAAAATATAATATAGAGTGGGGACTTATCCAAGAGTCTCCATTCGATTCTGTTTACTATTTAAGAAGTGCCAATCCCAAAGATATAGTAGTTTCTAGTAAATCCTTAGAAACTATACGCACAGGTATTTACGTACAGTTAACAGACCCTCGCGTAAGAATGGAAGTTATTACTAATTCTAATGTCTTACGGAGTAAAAATATAGGAGTGTTAAATAACGTATTTGATTATGATTTTAGAAATGAATTAACGCTAATTATTTATAATTATGGAAATATAGAGCAAACTATCTCTCAAGGAGAAATTATAGCTAATCTAAGTTTTAGAAGATTTCCTTTAGTAACATTTAAAAATGTTACTATGATAGAGCCTGGAGAAAAATATAAAGGCACTAAAGACAATAACTGGATTCAAGAAGAGAAAAAAGAAAGAAAACAAGATATAGTCGCTAAAAACTATATAAATAAGTCTGAGGAAAATATTAAAATTAATAAACATATGGTGCATAAAATAATCAAAGAAAGAACAGAATGAAAAAATACTTATTAATACTTTCTCATATTATTCTATATGTACTTGTAGTAGTCATAGGATATTTTGAGTATCAATATTATAATTCTATATATCATACACTACTTATAATAGCTATACTATCTATTAATATTAATATATGGTATCAATCAACTCACACTAAAATTTTGTATTTAGCACTGAAAAAATGGTTAGGATGGAAATAATGAAAGTAAAATTAATATCTCACTCTATTAGTGATATGGAAGGGCTAGTAGACTGTCAAGATTTAGTAGCCTATTGTGCAAGGGTTTCTAACCCTGCAAATCAAATGAATAAGGAAACTTCAGAAAAACTTATTAAATATTTAATTAAACACGGTCACTGGTCGCCTCTTGAAATGGTTAACGCTTGTTTAGAAATTGAAACTACAAGAGATATTGCTAGACAGGTGCTACGACACCGCAGTTTTAGTTTTCAAGAATTTTCTCAACGATACGCCGATCCTTCTGCTATGGGAGATATGTTTGTTGATAGAGAGGCAAGACTTCAAGATGAGAAAAATAGACAAAATTCTGTAGAGCTGGATAAAGACAGTAACATTCATAATGAATGGGCTTGCGAACAAATAGCGATAATGAAAGCTGCAGAAGACGCCTATAAATGGGCTATTAGTAATGGTATTGCTAAAGAACAAGCTAGAGCAGTTTTACCGGAAGGACTAACTGTATCTAAATTATATATGAATGGTACTCTTCGTTCTTGGGTTCACTATATCGAACTCCGTAGTGGACACGGAACTCAAAAAGAACATATGGAAATAGCCCGTGCTTGCGCTGATGCGATAGAACCTATATTTCCTATGATTAGAGAATTTGTACACGAATGATAGCTTTTCATACTCAATACTATAGAGGATTGGGTCATGCTATGCGGGTTAAGTATATCTCTGATAACTTACCCGCAAATTCATTTATAATGATAAATCAATTATTCAATCCTCCTATTGAATATAATACTGAGTATGCTTATTATTTAGAAGAAAAGCCTGATAAGTTAGAGAATGACTATAGATTCTTAATGAAAAAAGAACGAGTCAGAAGAAGACTTGTTAGGTTGTTAGATATATTTGATAAACACCCAGAAATTACTAAATTAGTATGTGAAGGGTTTCCTTTTTGTAGGCAACAATTTTCCTATGAATATTTTTCTATGTTCGAAGAATGTAAAAAGAGAGATATTCAAATTATTATTAGTGTAAGAGATTTTCCTTGGGATGAGCCTCACTATGAAGGTCTTCAAGACTGGATAGCTAATACAATAAACCAAACTATTCTACATTACGATTGTAAAATTTTAATACACGGAGATGATAAAGTTATGCCTTTGATGGCAGATGCTATAAGAAATTATCAGTGGTCAGAACTAGAAAAGCCTATTAAAGATAAAATAATTTATACAGGATATGTTTGTAACCCTCATATAAAGCCTCATAAAAAAGAAAACAATAACGTATATATCAGCTGCGGACTAAATAAAGAAGAAGCATTTTTTATTTATAGTAAAATTCTTAGAAATTTATCAAAAAAATTTCCTAATCTTAATTTTATAGTTCCTTTAGGAGACTCAGAGTTATTTTCTAAGATAGGAAGCAGAGCTTCAGGTAATGTAAATATTGTTAATTATATTCCAAACTTATCTAAAAAATTAGAAAGCTGTACTGCGTATATAACATACGGCGGATATAATAGCACTACAGACATACTTAAAGCTAGAATACCTTCAATTATAATACCTAGACAAGACGGGCATAAACTCGAACAGCTAATTAGGTGCTTTAAATTTGAAGAATATGACTGGTTTAAAGTATGTTCTTATCACTCGTTATTTAATATAGATAAACAACTAAATTCAATTTTAGAAGATAGTAGTTTTCCTAGAAAAACTTTTATTAATTTGGACGGAGCGGATATAAGTGCCAGACTCATTGAAGACTTTTAAAAAACTAGAAAATAATTGGAAACAAGGTCTAAAACAGACGGAATTTAAATACATAGAGTGGATTATTAAGAATAATAGATATGATTTATTTTTAAGTAAAGAACCTAGAAAAAATTGGATAAGAGAGACTTTATTAGAAAAAAAGTGTGCTTCTAAATTTAAAACTTGTAAGACTCTTGTTATGGTAGGTTCTGGTATGTATCCATATAGCTTAGTAGATTTACATAAAGAATATCCAAATATGAAAATGATTGGATTAGACTACGATGAAAAATGTGTAAAACTAAGTAAGCACCTAATAGAGAAATGTAAGATAAAAAACATAGAAATAATATTTATAGATGGTAAAAAATATGATTATTCTAATTTAGATCACGAAGACTTAGTATTTTTTAGTATTGATGTTGAAGGTATTGATGAGATTTTTCAAAGAGTTATAGAAACAAGTAGGGCGCAGCCTTATATCTGCGCCCCAGGTAAACATGCTTGGTTTAAGAATACGTTTGGTGATTATTTAAAAAGTTAGTTTTTTTGGTTTTTTATTGATAGAAATACCTTTACCAGAAATTAAGCGTACAGCAATAGAATCTTTTTTCTTTTTGCTGTACGCTTTTTTCTTTACTTTAGGCATTGTTTGTTGTAAAAACGCTGGAATATCCATTATTCGCCTTTTTGTTTTACAACTTTTTTACCATAGTTTAGTTGTCTTTGAGGATACGTTCCTAGATCAAGTCCGGTTCCGTTATATACCGCTTTGAGTTCTCTTGATGCAGAGTCTCCTTCACGATACTTCATAACAGTTTTTTGCTTACGAACAGGATCATATTCTTCGGGCATGCCATAACGATTGTCACCAATCATAACAACCCTACGTTCTCCTTTTCCTGCCGCTCCTGCCATTTAACTATCCTCCTATTAGAAACGACCCTTGCCGTTACCGCTCATTGAAGTTCCGGTAGCGCCAAGTGAACCATTTTGTGGCCCTTTTGAAAGGCCATGAGCATCTGTATCTGCTCCTGCATTATTACCGATAAGGCCGGGGGCGTCCTTTAAATACTTCTTACCGGTTGCATCGCCAGAAGCACCTGGACCCATATCTGTTCCTCCCTGTGGATTCATCTCATATGAGTTTCCTAGGGCTGCTGCAACGCCAGTAACTTCTTTTCTTACTGCTGCCATTTTAAGTTCTCCTTTTTAGTTCTTAACTAACTAGCTTGTACAAATTAGCTATATATAAATTATATCTTGCTAAAGTAAATTTAGCAATAGTTATTTTCAAAAATTATTTTATTTCTAGTTGGACTACTTTTTGTTTTTTCTCTTCCAAAGAAAGTACTTTTTCGTTTTCTATCATATCAATAATAATATTAGTAATATTTATTTCTTTTTGTAAGTCATGTACTCTTATTTGGAGCTTTTGCAAAGCTTCTAAATAATAATCAAGTTCTTGTTGTTTTTTAAGTCTTGACTCTACTAACTCTACTAGAGAAATAACTTCTCCCATATTACTCTGATTTCCAAGCTGTCCATGCACCATAGGCAATTGCTGCCCAACAAATAAGATTCATTGGAATTATTGCTGAGAAGAAGAGCCCAATAACGCCAACAGCGATAAGAGCACCGCCGTCCCAAGATGTACGTTCTTTAATTCTATCTTTAATCCAATTAATCATTTCTTTTTTCCTCCTTTTGGTTTTTTATAACCAGAAGCATATGCAGCAGCAGCTTGTTTTGCTGCTTGACCTTTTGTGGGGTAAACCTTACCAGAACTACCCCAACGATAACCGCCTTTTACTTTTCTAATAGGCATTTTAGTCTCCTTACATATGTGTATGTGCTTTAGATTCTAGGATTTTTAAATCCTTTGCGGGTACTCCTTTAGCAATTCCATTAGAAAATACTACATCATAAAATTCAACAGTTCCATCTTTTTCTAATGAATGAGTTGTTGGAATGCACATTCCAAAGCCCATCTTTTCATGTTGCACAGATAACGCGCATACATGCTCAATACCTTGTGCGGTTGGTGGCAGAGGCATATCTTCTTCGTGAACTGCTTGAGGCTTTGGCTCATAACGCTCACCAAATTTATAATATGTATAAACTGCTTCAATCATATGATCCATTTCGGCCATTTTAGCTTGTACCCAAGACTCAAGTTCATCATCAGGTTCAATCATACTAAGCATCTCACCAGCATACATAATTAATTTTCTAAGAGAAGCACGAGCCATACGTCCTTCGCCATATTCTTTTTCTTTGTCCATTGTTGTAATTTCTCCGTACATTTTCTTTTCCTCTTCTACGGCTTTATCAGGTAAAGCGGGATTAATTTTCTTGTAGGGGTGTCTAATCTGTTCAATATGCATTGGAAGATAATCAAACATGTCAACAATTTCCATATCAAGTTCAGCAGAAACCATACCAATAGCGTAAGTTGTCATATGAGATAGCATTACAGCCTCTTCAACTTGATCCATATCTACTTCAGTACTACCAATTTCATAAAGAGCTTTTTCAATACCAAACATAGCATCTTGATATTTCATTGCTGAAAGCACATCTTCTCTAGACTGCTTACTCATATCAGGAATCATTGCTTTTAATTTTGTAAAGGCTTGAACGGCTCCCATACAAATATCAAAGTTTTTAGTGGTGTATCCCATAAGTTCTACTTGATTTTCCATTAGACATCTCCTAAAATTTTCTTTTATTATAACTTTTATACTATTTTACTTCCAGTTAAAAATTCTTAAATTAAGTTCCAAGCCCAGCTTCAAATACCGTCTTTTCTCCAGTAGTTAAATTCTCTTCAATCTTTTCCCTACTACTCAATAATTTTCCACACTGAGACTTACAAAGTTTAAAACTTCTATCATATCCTTGTAAATATGCTTTTAGCTTATTCCAGTATTCATATGATATAATAGTTTCTAAAGGAATCTTCGTAGCATTAAACTTTTCTTCCATATCATCTAGATAATAAAATCTATCATTACTTTTATCAAAGTAGTGTGATCCTGTCCAACAACATCTAAATACTAGACCATTTGGAGCAACATACCACTTTCCCCATTCTTCCCACGAACATATAATTTGTTTTGGGATAGAAGATAAGTCTGTTTTCTTTTTAGCATGAACATAATCTCCAGATTTTGGTGCTGCAAAATCACGACCAGTTTTAACAGTAGAAAAAGAGTGAAAACCTTCTGAGATAGCTAGTTCTTTAGCTTTTTCTACTTGATGCTTATTATGTTCAAAAACTATATATTTCCAGTGTACTTGTGGTCTATTAGTTGCTATAACAGAACGAGCATTGTTAAATACATTTTCAAACTTTGTATTAATTCTATAAATAGAATGAGTATCTTCTAGTCCGTCTAAATCAAAATTTATAATATCTTCTGTGGTTAAAATATTTCCTACGTCAGTCCAATAGTCTGACCCATGTATACCACCGTTAGTATGAATATTTAAACGTGTTCCATATTTCTTAACATATGTAATAATTTCACGAAACTCTTTGTTCATTATAGAGTCTCCGAAATTACCATTTAAAACAATCCAGTCAAGTTGTTCTAAAAACTCTGGATAAAAGACTTGCTTAAATCTATCTAACGTATAGGTATACTGCTCATCGTTTAAGTCTATTCTTAGAGGTTTTAAACGATGACATGCAGGACACTTTGCATTACATCTAAAAGTTAGTTCAGTAGTTATTTGTTTATATTTTCGCATATATCCCTCATTATGGTGTATCCCATGCGGAAATAACAGAAACTAAGCCAGAGGGAAGGCTCGCTACAGTATATTGAATTGAGTTATTTCCTCCATTAAATATCCAATCAGCAGTTGGAGCTTGAACTACTCCATTTAAGGCTACAGATATTTTATCAATATCTGCTGGAGAATTAGTTAGTGCAATTACATTTGAAGTACCTGTAGAAGTATTAGTTACATAAGTAGGAACAATTGAAGCACCAAGAAGACCGTCTACATATGCTTTAGTAGCTGCATCTTGTAGGGCAGTAGGATTTCCTACACCAGTAATTTTATTGGTTCCCATAGCAAGAGCGCCTGTCATAGAGTCTCCTGCTTTATCTACTTTAGCATCAGCGTTTGAAGATACTGCATTAAGGTTTGCATTTAATTGGGTATAAGTAATATAGTCATTTGCACGAAGTTCTACACCATTAGATTCTACTGTATCTGCTGCAACAGAGGTAGCAGTAAATACTCCTACATTGGAAGTTCCTCTAGCATCAAAATTAAATCCTGAACTTGTGGTTCCTACCAAAAGATTACCTAGGTTAGTAATTCTAAGTCTTTCTGCAAGTGTCCCAGAATTACTAGTTCCGATAGCTAAGTAAGTACTTCCTCCATTACTATCCACATTAATAGTACCTGCACCAGAAGTGCCATTGTAATCTAAATCTAATGAGTTTGTGGAACTACCATTTGAATCGTGAACTACAAGACCTCCACTAGAAATTGTTAGGGTTCCTGCAATATCACCATTACCGTCTACATCAAGGGAATCAGATTGCAGCTCACCAGTAATATCTACCCCGTCTGTTTTAGTTGTAAGTTTAGCACTCCCACCAAAATATAATAAAGCCGCAGTTGTAGAACCATCTGCTAAGAAGTAGTTTGCTAACCCTCCAGAACCGTCATCAGATGCTATAGCAACATCTTTATCGGTAGCAGTATTTCTAATATGTAAATCTCCAGTAAAGTTATAAACTGTAGAGTCTGTTCCGTCGTGATATATTTTAAGGTCAGTAGAAGCACCTAGTTGAATCTCATCACTATCTCCCATGATAAGATGAGAACCAAGAGTTAAAGTCCCAGAAATATCACCATTACCATCTACATCAAGAGAGTCTGACTGAAGTTCACCAGTAATGTCTACACCATCTGCTTTAGTTGTAAGTTTGACTGCATTATCATAATAAAGGGTTACTGCACCATCAGGTGTAAAAATAGCCATATTTTCTGAAGTACCTTTGGTAAGTCTGATGCTGTCGCCATTTGTTTGAAGTAATAATCTTCCAGTACCTTCGTCAGAAATGCGACTAGCCGAACCATCATGGTAAATCAATAAGTCTTGGCCATCACCAACTCTAATATATTGGCCATCAGCAACATCAACATTACTCGCAAAAGATGCATCTTGGTTATCTGCAATAGTTAGTGCAGCAATTCCACCTGTTGAGAAACCAAGTCCGTCTGCTCCTGTTCTATACATACCAGTATCTGCATCACCACTAAAGTTAAATGCAGGAGCGGCGGCAGTACCGTTTGCGTAGGTTAGTCTAATACCTCCAGTTTGAGGACTTGCAAAAGAAGCAGTAGATATATTAAACCTATTAGTTCCTGATGTTGTAAAACTAATAGTTTCTGCCCCAGCTCTCCAAATACCTGTATTAGGATCAGAGTCAAAAGTAATAGAAGGAGCGCTGGCTGTTCCATCATCAAAATAACCAGTGTTTAATCTAAGGTTAGCGGCTGTAGACCCAGAAATAGCTGTATTAGTAGCAGGGTCAAAGTTGTGTAGTAGGGCAACTTCCCCTTGAGATTCATCATACCCAATAAATACATTACCATCATTTCCACGATTTAGTAGAAGACCAACATCAAGAGAAGGCGAACCTGTAAAGTTATTAGCTAAAAATAAGAGTCTATCATCAGTATAAGAGTCTTGAACTGCAAGATTTGCAAAAGAACCTGCAACAGTAAGGTTACCTTGAACTGTTAAGTCGTCATTCATAGTGACGGCTCCAGTAAAGGCTGTTGATCCATCTGTTATAGCAGCAATAGCTGAATTAGACCCCGTTAATCCTGTTACAAGATTAGTAATATCTGTATCATTAGAAGAAATATTAGTATTTGCACCTTGAAGGCCTGTTACAAGGTTAGTGATATTTGTATTAGCACCTGAGTGGGCGCCTAAGAAAATAAGAGTATTAGCTTGAAGTTTAGCATTTGTACCTGTTAAACCAGTTTGTAAGTTAGTGATAGCAGTATTAGATCCTGTTAATCCTCCACGAGCAACAAGATAGGTAGCATAGTCATTTGCACGAAGTTCGACTCCCGCAGAAGATACAGATGTAGCTGTAAAAGTACCTGTATTAGCGGTCCCACGTACATCTAGCCTAAAAGGAGTAGTTGTAAAACCGCTAGAGCCAATAATAACATTACCTCCTACAGTTGGACTAAAATCAATAATAACGTTAGCAGGACTACCAAAAGCAACCTGCCCTACTCCTAAAGAAGTAGCTACATTACTAAAACCAAAGGATCTTCGATCTTTATCTATCGTAAATATATTAGTACCAATAAGCAAATCAGTAGTTTCATTTATTATAGCAGTGACATTAGATTGCACTAAATTTATATTTGCATTAGCTCTCCTAGCATATGCATGTAAATTAGATAGAATAGAACCAGCGTTAGAAGATACGGTATTAACATTAACTTGAGTAGCTACAACATTAGACTGTACTAAATCTATATTTGCATTAAGAGCTACCGCTATAGGACTAGCGGTAGCGGTATTAGCAGCAAATTTATCTGCTGTGATAGAAGCAGTACTATAATGTCTAGTTTCCAGTGCGTGACTAGAGATAGCACCTGTTGTAATAACATTTGAGGAAATTACTTGAGAAGTAATCTGGGTTATAGCCATTTAAATTATCTCCGTATTATGTATCTGTTTTATCAGACTCTAGTTCGTCGAAAAATTCTTTTAAGAAATCTTTTTGTTCTGCAGGATTATCTTCTTCATCAAAAAATTCTTTAATAAAATCATCAATCTGGTCATCCACAGAAGGAGGAGCAAGTAAATCTTCAAACTCTAAGTCTTTACATGCTCTAATAACTAAGTTTTTACAGTATTCAATTTCATCTTCTTCCATAGACCCCAAAGAGCCATCTAAAGATTTTTTCTCTGTATAGTCATTTTCAATGTATAAAGAATATACATCCCCTTCAAGTAGTTTTGCTAAAGTAGGTTCTTTTTCCATAAAAGCATCAAAAGGGAAAGACCTTTCGACCGGCATTGCTCTAGGACCTTCAGTTTCGACGTCTCTAAAATAACAATACACTGTTTTTGTTTGAATGTCAATAGCATTAAATTTAATTGTAAGCATTTGGTGCCTCCTAAGTTTTTATAATATATTTCATACTGATTCCTGGATGGGTTACAGTATGTGTATGAGCTGAATGGGCAGATACTGAACTAACTACGTTGATAGTAGTCGATACGTCTTTATTAGTACTAGCGCTAACAGCAGCCGTGCCTACAGTATGAGAAGTTGGACCTCCTGAAGCAGTACTATTTTGAAAACTACTACCTATCGCTGTTGAAGTAGCTCCTAAACTAACAGAAGTAGACGTACCATATATAGCTCTTCCTCTAATATCTGGTAAATTAAATGTAGTAGATCCGTTTCCTGATCCAAAAGCAGTTCCACAGACAGCATAGAGCGCTGCATATGTTGTTCTACTTATTGCACTGCCTGAACATTCTAGCCAACCACTAGGAGCTGCACCACCTGCCCAGGCTACAACTACACCAGCTGGTATAAGAGGAGCAGCAGTTTCTGAAGTACTTCCCATAATAGTAGACTGAACAACTAAGTTAGCTCTGATAGGAGCAAGAGCACCTGCAGTAGTATATACCCCAAGACCTCTATTTGTATCTCCTGTATTGCCTGGAATCATCTTTATTGCAGCATTTTTTGTTCCGTTATTAAATCCTAAAGCTATATCATTAGAACCAGAAGAAGATTTTAGCTCAATAGCGGCACTTGTAGCTGTTGTCTGATTATTGGCAAAACTAGAAACTACTATTCTTGGAGTAATCGTAACTGCAGAAGTATGTTCCATTACAGTTGTAGGAATTGCTTTCATAGAAGCGTTTAATTTAGGACCTGTTACTGCTCCATTTGTTAATTCAGTAGTACCAACTCTACCAGGAAAAGGCAATCCAACGTCAACAAAGTCACTATTAAAAGTTCCTGTTGTTGCTACTCTTAAATACATTCTATTATTGGAAGAGCCTCCGCTATCTTTAACTACAACAAAAGCTTCTCCAACATCAAAAGTAGCAATATTAGCTGCAGCAGCGGCTAAGGAACCTTGTTGCCTCCAAGCAACTCCATATCTAGTAAAATTACCTCCCACAGGTCGATTAGTTCTGCCAGAAGCAACAGTAATAGCGCTATCAGAAACATAAAACATTCCAGTATCCGAGTCTCTATACCACATACCATCATAAGCGGTTGCGCCCATAGCAGACCCTTCTGCTACCAAGTTATCTGTATCTGGTGTAGCTCCACTATAAAAATTTTGTAATAGTGCTCTTAAACTACTATTAAATTGCGATCTTGAAACCGCAATAGATGCCCCTTGAGAGGGCAATACGTAGGTATTTGCATCTGTTAATGCCATATTATTAAACTCCTGTTACCGCGAAATCTACTTGTGGTAATATACCACTTGGTCCGCCAATATTATGTGCAGAGACTCCATTAGAGAAATATACGGAAATATTCGCTCCTCCTAACCCTCTATCTAAAATAATTACTTGTGGTTGTGCTAACTGATTAGAACTTGCACTCACAATAGACCCAGTTACTTTTGGAATTTGTGTAAATGCCATCTGTGAATAATCAACATATTTTGATAAGGTATCTACTGTTACTATTTCTGTATATAATCTTTCGTCTAAAGTTATTTTATAGTTAAACTTATCCAAAATTAATTCAGCTTGAGTCGGGTCACTATTATTAACTTTATATCTAAACTGGAAATATCTAAAGGTTCTAGCACCTGTTACAAAGTTTTCAAAACCGTCTGAACCAGCTACAGAAGTAAACGCTGATGAATCTACGTTACCATTAGCAAAATAAGGACTTGTTGTAGCGTATCTAACTTCAGTATTAGTTGTTACAATACCCGAAGTTCCATAAAAAGTCGCTCCCTCACTTAAATCTAACCACTGTTTTAAGTTTACCAATTTATAGGAGCTTCCGGCAACTTCTAAATTCGCAAATCCATTACTTCCTGTAGACATTCCGTTAGCATACCAAGAGTCTCCCAAAATAATTTCATTATCATTAGAAACTCCAGCAATTAAAGAAAATACGTTAGCGTTAGAATCATCTCCGTCATAGTTTCCAATAGCTACAATACCATATACATTGGAAGGGAAAGATCCTTGTAATCCGCTAACTAAAGTTTTATTTTCTGAATGATAAGTTACCGTAGCTGCTCCTGTGTTAGAGCTTCCTAAAATTTCTCCAATACCTAATGTTCCAGAAAAATCTACATCCTTTAATTTTCCAGAGCCAGAGGCAGCTTCTGTGACTTGATCTCCTCCTATCTGCTCGCTATAATCTAACCAAGTAGATTTAAGAGCTTGAGAGCCTACTAATTCTAATTGTATAGAAGCAGTCAAAGTATTACCTAAATCTCTAATTTGTGTTACATATTCAGCATTTTCTAGTGCTCTTAAGTCTGTAGGAGATCCTCCAATTACACTCCAACCAGAGGAGGAACCATTAGCGTTATCTACTACACTGGAATCAAACAAACTATCCGCTTTTGCGTAAGATAATCCTCCTGTATTAGAAGAATAGAATGATGCATAGGCGGACTCTGTGTTATTAGAGTTGTGAACCCCTACTACTAAAGGTACTCCAGGGGTATCTTCAGAAAAGATTTGGTATGTTTTACTAAAAGAAACAGGTTGAGAAGTAAAGGAAGCTGCAACTATATCAGTACTGAATATACCAGAAGTATCTTTAGTTCTTACTAGATACGAATATTGACCATATTGATCAATATCAATTACTACTCGGTTAGTACGAGCGTCAACGATAGCAACCTCTTGTGCTCTAGGCCATAAGTCTAAAAGAGTTGCTTGATCTGTTGCAATAGAGCCTTCAACCTTTTTAATTTGAACTTCTAATAGGTCAAGGTCATAGTTATCACCTGTTATAGGATCAATAACGTATCTCCAAATCATAACTAAAGTGTCACTTGCCTGTCCTACAGCAAAGTTTACCACATTTTTAGGAGGAGCTAATTTACCGGTGATTGAAGCCTGTTTAATTGCTACTGAGCCTCTAATATTTTTATTTAAAGGTATAACGCGTACAACAATAGCATTGGGGTTTGAACTTAAACCTCTTTCAATATTATCTATTTTTATTCTTATCTTTCCATCTTCATCTACCCCTGCTGCAGACACTTTTACAGTATTAAAAGAGGTTAAGTCTCCTGCAATATCTCCAGATATTTTATAAGAAATTTCATAATCGGTTACTTCTTGACCTGTGATATGGTCAAAAGAAACCATAATTCTAGTAGAGACTCCTAGTGTTGAGTCTTTATATAACTCTTCCGCAATAGCTAAATTAGAAACAGCCTTAATCGGAATAGGTCTTACACTAACACTTTTAGTTGTAAAAGGGCTACGTCTTCCATACTTAGTTACGTTTCTAGCCCTTACAGAATGAATACCTACTTCAGCTCTATTAATTACTCTTTTACTACCAGACTCTAAGTTTAAAGGTATAAAAGTATTAACGGGGGTATTAGTAGTATATACCCCATTATTAGCTAAATTTAAAAGACCTCTATAACGAAGATGGTTATAGTCAAAGGTAAACGTTTTTGATCCTAAATCTAAATTACCAACAGTTCCAATAGGATCTTCAGTAATATTTATAGCAAACGCTGTTGCCACATTAGATTTAATATTATCACTCAAAGTAACTCTATATATACCGTTAGCAGTAAGAGCAGCGTCATAAGACGGAGCCGCAATATCAAAGGTAGAGTCAGAAATACCATATACGTTACCCGCATTCCAGGTAATATTATCACCTCTTTCTAATATAGGAACAGTATAAACATTAGCTGTTACTCTAATATCTAAATTAGATATTGAGGTAGGTAAAGTGCTTAGATTAATAGATACTTGAGAATTAGATAAATTATCTAATCCTTTTTCTAGTGTAAAATCAGAGTGTGTTCCTCCATTAATAAATACTTCTACAAAGCCTGTATGTCTTAGAGAAACTCCTAAAGGTTGTTTAAAAACATGATTATCAATTAAATTAGAGATAGTAGCTGTATTACTTCTAACTAAATCTAAATGTGTACCAGTTACATACAGAGAATTATTAGCAAAATATCTGTGATCTATAACTTGAGGAACCTTAATATAAAAAGGAGGATCAGGCAATAATCCATGAATAGTAGTAGAACCAGAATGATCATTCAATATTTTAATAGTATTAGTAGAGGCATTATAAGAAGTAACATTAGCACTGTATTGAGTCACCCTAGTATCAGACCCAATAAATCCTAATAATCCCGCTGCGTCTCCTGTACCTCCCTCATCTTTAGAGTTAATTGGTAAAGTAATCTTATCATTACCTTTTAATCCTCCAAAGTCAAAAGTATCATTAACAGCAAGAACATGAGTACCAAAGTTTATGTCTTGAAGATTGTTTAATCCTGTCAAAGAAAGCTCAATATACCCATTAGCTTCTTCGTCAGCTCCAATATCAACGATATCATAACCAGTAACAAGAATTTTTGATCTTCCGATTTCTGTAGTGAAACCGTTTTTACCCATTAGAGTAACAGACTCTCCTTCTAAGATATCTGTAAAATCATCCATATGTACTTTTATAATATCCCTCGATGCTTGAGGGGTAGTGTTTGATACTAGCGATCTTGTATTAAAAGGAGGAGCATGGAAAAAGTCAGTTCTAGTCTCGTTAGAATAACCGGTAAAATCATTTGTAAAACTAATATCAATATCAGTATAAACAGAGCCGTCTAAATCTCTTTTTGGTACTGCTCTTAGTTCAAACATAGGAGCAGGAGGAGCTTGTAGAGGAGAGAATAAATCCGTAAAAGCTAAAGGCTTATAATTAATTAATGTATCAGAATCTACATAAACATTAGAAATATATTCTCTAGCTTCAATGAATACTGTTTCGTCTGGCTCTCTTTTCATATTAATGATTCTAAAGAGTTTGTCAGATTGCGCAGTAAAAATATCAGTAGGATTAGCAATAGTTCCTATACTCCAAGTATCATACCTACTTGGTGTATGAAAAGTTCCCCACCCACCACTAAAAGCATTAAAAGTTTTAGATGGGTGATCCCATTTACTTAAAGCCTCAACTCTGATAACTTCGGCACCACCAGTAACATTTGCAGTATTAGATAGATTAAAACTAGTGTTACTAATTATATAAGCATCAACTAAACCAGAAGTGTGACTAGACACCCTAAGAATTAAAGGATCAGTATTAGCTGTAAAAAACGACGAAGTTATAGAAGGATTTCCTATATGTTCTAGGTATATAGCCGTATTTGATGCAGTAGAAGAGTTAGATACTATACCTCCATAACCCCACCCTACAGAAGTAGCTCTTTGAGATACCGCAATAATAGATCCTGGAGTAAGTTCAGAAGCTTCTATACCAGTTTTAAAGCCAACTTTTCTTCTAGAATATTTGGAATCAGCAATAACATATTGAGCAGCTCTAATTGCTTGACTTTTTCTAGCTACTCCATCTAAATCAATTTTTGCAATATTCTCAATACTATTACGTTCTCTAAGAGCTTTTGGATCATCAATTCTTAAAACTTCTCTTCTAAAGTGTAATGTAGGGTCTATATAAGTAACATCTACACCAGTAATTAGAGACTCCTCTGATATACCAGAAATATTCATGGTCCCTGCTATAATATTTGTCTCATTAAATACTGCTGATGGCATATTATCAGGCTTATCCTGATACATCATAATTTTACCACCAGAATAGAATAGTATAGATCTAGAACTAAGACTAACAATATTTATAGCATCCATGACTTGTTTTTGGTCAGATATAACACCGTCGTATATAAAACGTCTCTCTAACACTCCAAGACCTGCGTCTATCCCCACTAAAACCTCTGTAACCTTTGTTTTAACTCCTCTAGGCTTATATCTATTAGTACCATCAGCCTCTGCTGCAACTCCCACAAATTCACCTGTAGTAACATCACAAGCATCATTATATACTGCAGCATCATAAAAAGAGAATTTATCAACATTTTCTTCTGGAATACCTAATCCATAAGATTTATTAGTTAGCATGTCATATATAATCCATGCAGGATTCTGAGTCCATGAGAATACAAACTGCCCGTCCCAAAGACCGTTATAAATAACAGGAGTGCCTGTTAGTAAGGTAGTTCCAGTTTTTTGTTGACTATAACCATAATTTGTTCTATCAGTGGCACTAACCTCTACCTCTCTCCAATCAATATCTCCATTCTCTAAAATAGGCTGATTATAATTAGAGGGTACTTTTACAATAAGACCTTTAACTATCTGAGTAATAGCAGGCATTCCGCCTTTATGTTCTGCGAAAGCTTTTAGTGCATATCCAACAGTAGCTGTTCTAGTATATGCAATAGGTTCTTCTATAATTTCGGTCCACCCTTGGAAAGTTACAGAGGCTTGTACTTTAGAAGACGCAGTATCAGCATTTGTTTTTTCAACTGTGAATTTATAACCAGCGTCATCTATTTTATTAGTAGGAACTGCTAAGTATATGTCAAAAGAAAATGCAACGTTCGTCTTACCATTAATAGTTCTTGTTTGTGTAGCTAGTTCTTCTGTTCCATCTCTATTATATAATGTAACTTTTACCTCTATAGTTTCTGGAAGAACATCTCCTTTATCATTTTGTTTTTGTAAGCCTCCAATGATAAAATAAAACTTACAGGCTGTTAATGCTGTAGGAGATGTATCTTGTTTATCAACAGCAGATCGAGGAACGCCATCAGCATTACCTTTTTTAAGTTCTACTGTTCCTTGTAGTCTCTGAGGGATAAAAGTATAGTCTCCAAATAAAGGAATGCGTTGTTGAGATATTGTTCCTGTATTAGTATAATAAAAGAACTTTTCATCATCTACTACTCCCTCTACTAATAAATCTTCAATATTACCTTCATTAAATTCTATATCTTGTGGTCCATTTGGGTTGATTCTATATACAGGACCTTCTCCTAAACCAAGGGTTAGTAATAAAATATCTGTAGAGAACAGGTTATTGGGAGTTTCGGTTCCGCTACCGCCGCCTTTTCCTCCACCGCCACCATTATGAACATAAACTCCATTAGCGATATAAGAGTGAACATGAGAAACTTTAAAGTTATAAACTTCTCCATCTCGTAGATATTCAATAGAATTAATTTTAGATAGTTGATTATCGTTTGTTAAAAGATTGTCACCAACCTTAAAATCTTTTAGCTCTTGATATGTACCATCTTCTTTTAACACCCAGTGATTAGGAGTAATATCAAGAGTACCCGCTTCGTGTTCGACGCGATATATTTTATCTATAGGGTGATAAAAAGTCTCAGTAACTGTGGATAAAACAGAATGTCCTAATTCGTTAAAAGCCCATACGGAATCTCCTACTTCAATATCTGAAATAGGTTTAAATCCTGATTCTATAGAGATAAGAGTATCAGGAGCAAAACAACCTCCTCCTCCGCCTCCACCTTCTATTAAAGGAACCGCAGTATCATCAATATAAAGCACTGTCATTCTGTATAATCTACCTTTTAATTTGTCCTAGTAATTTCATCTGACCTAGTATAAAATATGTCACTCACAGCGATTGTATCGTTTTCTCCGTGTTTTATAGTTTCTACGTGCCCACTTAACATTTGTCCTGCAACTCTAGGAGCACCATAAATCAGAGGAACATTAGCATTAGTATCTGTAGTATTCTCTAAAGCATCAAACATATCATTATTTCTTCTTTGTTGGTTATTATTACTATTATTAACAGGCTCTGGAGGTTTCATCATCATTTGCATTAGTCCAGCCAAAACCAGACCAATACCCATTTTAAGCAGCCCTCCTGCTGTCAGACCAGCGATACCGACCTTAGCACTAGCATCAAATGCTGCAAGCCCACCAGCGGCGAAGGCACCTCCAGTAAAAAGGGCGAGACCTATTAAAACTACTCCCAAAAGTACCATTAAAAGACCACTTTTTCCTCCTGACCCTTCTAAAATAGGGACTAAGGTAAGTTCTTCATGTTTTAATCTATTAAATTCATAGTCTTTTTTCTTTAATAGTTCTCCTTCTGGAGTTATTAAACTAATATTTTCTTTTAAACATCCTGTAGAGATAGTTTTTATATACCTTCTCATTTTAGGAAATAAAGCCACTAATGCATGACGTATATCAGAAATACTGTTTACGTCTACTTGGTGAGACTTAACTCCTGTCATTTCTTGAAATGCGGGATGAAAGTTTAAAGTAACTAGCATTGTAAATCTGATTCCTCTAATGGTTTAAATCTTAGATAATTTAAGTCATCTAACCAGTATAAATAATATTCCTCTTTTGGACTACCAACTATAAATTTATATTGTTTAAATATAGCAGAGTTCTTATCATGATCACTAGGTAGTACGTCATGATAAGCAGTATGGCTATGAAAAATACCCCAGCAATCCTCTCCATACTTGAATAAGGCTCTGGGGTCTAAGACAAAACTTTCTGATGGCACAGGACTAAGATTATCACAAGGAATATATTCAAAGTTTTTTGTAATAATTCCACAACATTCTACTTCAGTATTTTCATTAATATGTTTTTTAAATCCTGCTACTAAGTCTTTGTACCTATCCATTTATATATCCCCATCGTATATTGTTTATAATAGTTACCATATGTAGCTATATGTGATTTGTGATTTTGTAATATATGCAGTATCTTATTATTCCCTATATATAAACCACAATGATTAGTAATTGTAGAAGCACCAATAGTCATAGTTATAACATCAAATTCTTTAGGACTATTAACTAACTGCCATCCATAATCTTTAGAAGATGCTTTTTTAATATTATCTTCATGAATTTGCTGATACCAGTAATCGTCTAC